TACCTATTTGGTGTTCTCTTGTAATATCAACGAGTTACGCCATTTCCCCAACCAAAGTTTCTTTATACAAAAGTTTTGTGAAGGCGTTTCTTCCTAAGTCCTTGATATTATTGACGAATAGCACACCTGATAAAACTCAATTTTTTCACCCTCTTTTTTCATACTTATAATTTGATAGTATTCCTTAAAAGTATACCTACTAATATATATTAACATAAGATTTTTAGCGAAATTTCACTCACTGAGCGATAATTTTATGTTTCTTTGTAGTTTCACTCAAGAAGAGAAATTTTGACGTACTACGAGGCTTTACAGAGGTCGGTTTTAGTAAAAAATATTTTTGAGAATCTTGAAAAATAAAAAAGGAGAAATCATGAATGAAAAAAAAAGTATTTTAGGAAAATTAAACAAATACGTAAAATTTGATTTAACAGTAAGACAAAAAAATTTGTTTTTTAAAGTCTTCACTAAGAGAAATGTGTCAGTATCTTTTTTTAATACAATACAAGTAGATAGAGGTTTCCCTAGTGATACTACTATCATTCATGAGTTTGCTCACTATCTTGACAGATGTAAATACAATAAAAAGACAGATAAATTTGAAACAAATTTCTTTAAACAAGCTTGGTGGTATCTTAGATATTCTTTCCCTATATCATTAGTATTTATAATGTTACCATTTACAGTATATTTTTGGTGTAATTTTTGGTTACTTTTGCTAATAATTCCCATGCCATTATTAACAAAATTTAGGTTCAATGCCGAAATAAAAGGATATTATTGGAATTATATCAGAGGTCAATCCGTTAAATCGATACGAGCGTCCTTAACTAGTAAAACATATCTTTATATGAAGTTTTTTTTGAGTCCTGAAAAACTCATACAATTATTTAATGAATATGAAAGCAAACACACTAAAGCTTTACAAATTATAGAAAAGGCACTCAATGAAAAAATTAATAACTAGTATAACAATAGGAAAACATGTTTTACCTGTTGTTCAAGCCCAATTAGAGGTACTTTTAAATGGTGTTAGTATAACAGGTAACATAATTTTAAGTAAAACAAAAATGTTTCAAAAAGTTAGCTTTGGTATTGGTCACCCTATAACATTTAGTTTAGGAGTTGAGAAAAAGTTATTTACTTTCACAATTCTATCAAGAAAGAATATTAAAAATGGCTCACTCATATCACTGGGTATAGTCGATGAATTTACAGCCCCCCTATACTTGAATTATAAATCATTTTATTTAGGTAAAGATACACCTTCAAAACTAATCAAAAACTTATTAATAGAAAACGGTGTCCCTGAAAAGAAGATTGTGATAAAGGGTGAGACAAATACCAATAAGAGGGAATATGTAGTACCTTATATAAGTCACTATACAGCACTTTCCAAACTCAATCAATATGATGAAAGTATGTTTTTTATTAATGATATCACAACTGAAGAAGCCTCAATAAAATTGTTGTCGATAGGTGAAATAACTAAAAAAGTCACACCTGTATTGAGTATCAACCCGCTTTTAGAGAATTTTACTTTAACTCATAAGAATAATTATGATATTTTAAACTATAGGAATAATGGTGTTTTAGGGTACAAGAGTGGTAAATTTGATGCATCTAAAGGAGAATTTGTTGAAGTTAAACACGCAAGTACTTTTACTTTGAGTTCAGATAACCCACCATTTTTTTTTCAAGAAGTTGCAAGAACATTAATGCTATCTCAATCAACTATTGAATTACTAATACCAGGAGATTTTAAGTATACTGTAGGAGCTCAAGTAAAGATAACTAATAGTGTAATGCAAGGGACATATATTATAGTAAAAACTATCCACACTTTTGAAGGGGATTTATCTTGGAACATGAAATTACTTTTAGCCTTGATTTATTAATGAATAAGTGATATAGTAAGTTTTTTGAGGGATTTATGCAAAATACATTTAAAAAAAAACAAAAAATATTCACACTATCGAATTCACAATTCATTAAATTAAAGAAACTCAAAACTTTGCAATATATTATTGGTAATCAGGATAATAAAACAATTACTTTTATATCTCAGAGTGGTGTTTATTTTACTATTATTACAAAAACAACTAGTTTTTTCATTAAATTACTTTCATTAGATGGTACAGATTTCTTAGGTGTACCCTATAAAAAACAAATTACGTTTAAATATGATTATGATTTACTTGAAGATGGTACTAAGGAAGAGTATATTTTAAAAGTTACTGTGAAAAAAGATTCTACTGTAACTTCAATACCCATAATAGTATTAAAAGATGAACCTGTAAGGGCTAAAAATAAGACTCTTTATGAGGTACAACAAGAGAAATTGATAAGAAAAGAAGAAAGAGAAATTAAAGCGAAACTGAAAGTATTTTTAGAAGAAAAAAATAAAAACCGTAAACTCTTGAGTTTATTTTAATGATATATGTATTTATTTTAGGGAGTAGATTATGAAAGATTTAATATTACTAGTAAAAGATAACACAGTAGTTGACGGCATATTAGAAAATGTCGATATAGCGTATGCGGATTTTGATGATGATACTAAAACAGCTATGCGTTTAGTTGAAACAATTTCAATTGATGAAACAAAATTTACAGCTTTTGCAGTTTTTAATGATGAGGGCATACAGTTAAATGAAGAGGGTAATCCTGTAGTCTTCTATGATTTTTTATTAGCAGAATCTTATGTTAAGAATGCACCTCTTATTATAGTTCCTTTTCAATACCATGATGGTGTGAAAATGTATAACATGAATGAAAGTAAAACAGAAGTAGCTGATGTAGTTCTTTTTAATCAAATGAGGAGTGAAATTAATCGCATAACTAGGTCATGGAGAGAAATTAGTTTAGAATCTGAAAAAGAAGCGAAAAAGGCTATGTATTTTAGTTTCTTCATACATGATGTGGATTGGGATGGTAGGGGAGACTACGAAGCATATATAGAGAGAACAATGGATAATTTTCTGGTAGATGTTATGAGCAAAATAAAGAAAATTAATGTTGATTTAACAGCAGAGTATACATTTATTAAGTTTAAGCATTTTACTTTAAAAATAGGCTTATAAAATGAAACTCAAAAAGTAATAATAAAAAGGAGAAATTATTATGAAACAATACACAATGATTTTAGATTATTCAATGTACAAAAATATAATGTTACATGGGATAGCTAATAACGTGACTAATGATGTATCTACACCACTTTTTTATGACCTTTGGCGTAAGGGTATGATTAGTGCTATTTTTAAAACTCTTGAATTTCTTGAAGCAGATGAGGAAGTGAATGAAGTGATTGTTGCAATTGATTATGGAAACTGGCGAGTTGACTTCAATAAAGAATATAAAGCGGAGCGTTCTGTAGTAAGAGAAGCGTCCCCTATTGACTATGAAGTTTTTAACTTGATTAGCCAAGATTTTCTTGATGAGTTGGTATTGTATTTACCCTTTAAGGGTGTTAAGTGTTGGGGAGCTGAAGCAGATGATGTAATTGGTACTCTAATTATAAATGAACCTAATAAAAATTGGCTTTTAGCATCTTCTGATAAAGATTTCTTTCAATTAAGAAACTTCTCTGATAATATTAAGCAATATAATCCACGTACTAAGACACATGCTAAGTTTATTCCTGAATTACAAAACACACAAGTACACGCAATGATGGGAGATAAAATTGATGGTGTATCTTCTGTTAAAAAAGGTATTGGAATGAAAAAATCAATGAAGATGATTAATGAGGGCATACTTGATGCTTGGCTTGATGATAATGGTTTAAGAGAAAAATATGAACATAATTTAACTTTAGTGGACTTAACAAGAACACCTGAAAAAATACAATTATGTATAGTCGAAGATTATAAGAATCAAACTAAAAATTTAACTTTTAATAAAATGCAATCAATGAAGTTTCTTGCAACAGGAGATTTAGAAATCAACATATATTTAAACTGGTTAAGTACTCTTGCAAAAGAAAATAAAGAAGAAGCTGAAAAGTTAAGGAGAATTGCAAGTTTACCCAAGAGGATTATTAATGTTTAAAATGATAAATGGGGAAGCATTACAAGAAATGGACAAGCTTATTGAACAAGGAATTGTTGTTGATGCTATTATTACAGACCCACCCTACGGTACGTCTTCTTGTTCCTGGGATTCTGTAATAGACTTTAAGGAAATGTGGAAAAGATTAAATAAATTAATTAAACCTACTGGTGCTATAGTTTTATTTGGTTCGGAACCCTTTTCAAGTGCTTTGAGAATGAGTAATATTAAACAGTATAAATATGATTGGGTATGGGAGAAGCGAAGAGGTTCAAATTTTTTAAATTTTGCTTATCAACCAGCTAAAAATTATGAGAATATTGTTGTGTTTTCAAAAAGTGCGACTAGTTATACCAAAAGTGGTAAAACTTGCAATTATTTCCCACAAATGTTAGTCGGACAGCCTTATGAACAAACTCAAGGATTTGGTGGGAATGCTGTAGTTAGAAAAGGGAGTCGCATAGGCAAAAAAATAATAACGAAAAATTCTGGGTTAAGATTCCCTAGTGCAATTCAAAAATTTTCTCCTGACAAGGGATTTCACCCTACACAGAAACCTATAAAGTTAATGGAATATTTAATCAAGACTTATACTAAAGAAAATGAATTAGTGCTTGATTTTACAATGGGTTCTGGGACTACAGGCATAGCTTGTAAGAACTTAAAAAGGGATTTTATAGGAATTGAACTTGATAAAGATTATTATGAAATTGCTTTAAAGCGATTAAATGAGATAGTTGAAGTAGAAGAAAAAGAAAACAAAAGAGGCTTGATAAGTTTATTTTAAAGGAGAAAATTAAAAATGAAAATAATAAAACCGTATTTTGTAATTGAAGAAGAAATAGACAAAGTAAACATACTTAAGCGAATTGAAAAAGCAGGTCGCACAGCATATAAAAGTGAAGACAAGATAACTGAAAAAAGTGCTCCTGAATTTGTTAAAAAAATGATGAATTTTAAACATGTATCTGTTATTGAACATTCACAATTATCTTTTAGGTTTATTACAGATAGGGGGATTACACATGAAATTGTTAGAAGTCGATTATTTTCCTACACCCAAGAATCTACGAGGTACTGTAATTTTTCAAAAAATAAATTTGGTAATGAGATAACAGTTATTGAACCATTATTCTTTGAAAAAGGTACTGTAAAATATAACTTGTGGCTTGAAAGTATGCTTTTTGCAGAGAAAACTTATCTTGAGTTACTTAAAAAAAAAGCTACACCACAAGAGGCTAGAAGTGTTCTTCCTAATTCCCTTAAAACAGAAATTGTTGTTACAGGTAATATAAGATTGTGGAGAACTTTTTTAACTCTTAGGTGTAATAAAGCAAGCCACCCACAAATGAGAGAACTCACATTACCCCTACTAATATACTTGAATAGGGAATTACCAGAACTTTTTGGCGATTTACATGAAAAGTTTATTTCAATCAATATCTAATAAGTCTTCTTCATATTGAATTATTTCTTCCCACGATAACCAATGCGGTTTAAATGAGAGAATCTTATATAGCTCTTTCATTTTTTTAATATGACTCTCAAGTGTTTGACCCCATATTCTACTAAGAGTATTGTTATTAATTGCATATTCACAATCCCTTTGTAACCTATTGAGAAGCATATATTGAAAAGATTGGTCACCACGATTTACACCTAGCTCCATAGTAAAATCTACTGTTCTACCTTCCTTCAATAATATAACTAGTAATTTATGGTTACCTAATTCTACTTCAAAGGCATAATTATTCCCTTTTAAATTTTTAATTTCTGCATTAAATATGTCATCGAAAAAATCTTCAAGTAACTCTTTAGATTTCACTAATGAGCCTACTAATTTTCCTTTAATGAAATTGGATTTTCCTTTAACAGGTGAAACCCTAATATCATATTTTTTTAATTTTTGTGCTAAAATCTGTGTAGTTAATTTCATTTTTTAATCTCCTCTGTAAAATAATATATATATATTGATTAATTAATAAAAAGCTGTTATAATAAGATTCATTTTTAGGAGTTTATCAATGTTTAATATGATAAATGGGGAAGCATTACAAGAGATGGACAAGCTTATTGAACAAGGAATCGTTGTAGATGCTATTATTCAAAGGGGATTAATGAGTTTATTTTAAAATTTGATTAATTAATAAAAAGCTGTTATAATAAGATTCATTTTTAGGGAGTGAAAATAAAATGAAAGATGTTAAAAAATGGTTGAAAGAAAATGAAACCTTACCCAAATATTTCAATGAGATGAAATTCTCAACAACTGTTCAAAGTTATGGTGTTATTACCTTAAAAAGGGGGATTTACACATCTTATATTAAAGTAATAAAAACGCCTGAAGGATGGTATATAGTGGATTCTTCAAATAGCGAAAATATGAGTTTATGGAAGACATTATCTTCAGAAAACATACTTCAAATTACTTTAAATGAGTTAGTTGAGTATTACATTAAATCTGAAAGAGATACTAATATTAATGCTCGATTAAGTAGGCTAGTAATAAAAGAGACTTTAACAGAGTCTGAAAAAAAAGAAATAAAAAATTTAATTAATAAACTTTAATAGGGGAAAGTATGGTAAAGTCACTAACAAAAAAAGAACAAGAAAGAGCAGAAGAAAGAATGTTTAAAATTATTGAAAAAAGAAATACAATAGAAAACTCGAATCAGTGGATTATTAAGCACCAACCATTGACTTGGGATAGTTTAATTTTTCCTAAAGCTTATAAAGATGATTTTAAGAAACAAGTAGCTTCTGGGGAAATGCATAACATAATTTTAACAGGGGATACAGGTGAAGGTAAAACTTCTCTTATTAAGGTTATTTTAAATGAACTTGGAGTTACGGAAGATGATTATATGTGGATTAATGCATCTGTTGATAATGGTATTGCTGTAGTAAGAGATTTAATTCCTGAGTTTCTTGATAACCCAAGCATTTTTTCTGAGATTAAACCAGCAGGATATAAGAATAAGTTTCCTCTTATTATATTAGATGAGGTGGATGCTATGTCACCTGAAGCTCAAAAAGGTTTAAGGGGTTTTATTGAACAAGAAGACTTGAAAGCAAGGTTCATTTTAACTATGAACGACCCATCACAACTACATAAAGCTTTTGTTGGAAGATTCCGTTACTATGATTTTGATTTGATTTTTAGTGAATTTAAATCAGAGGTTCAAGCAGATTTAGTAAGACACATAAAAGAAAATCTTTTAAAGCCATATGACATACCTTTTACTGATGGTGGTCTTTTTGATATATTGAAAGCTCATTATCCTAGTATCAGGAATATCATGGTAGAGTTACAAAAACAAGCAGATGTCTATGGTGAAATTACAGAACATGGTAATATTAAGAATCTTGAGGAGTTAATTGATATAATAGAGGGAGGTAATCTCAAGGAGATGCACAAATATTTAAAAGACCCTTATGTTCATGCTATTATTTTTGAACAATTAGTGGCGTATTATGTAGAACAAGACGATTTTACAGCAATTAATTTACTTGCAGTTGCTTCTTATGAGAGGAGATTTTCAACGATTCCTAGTATTACAATGGTAAATCTTTTATATAAATTACATTTAAATGAGCTTGATGAGGAAGAAGAAACTTTAGAAGAAAAAATTGATAACCTTATTGCCTTGGTTAAGAAAAAAAGGTAGGTTTATTGTGACCCATCCTATTTATTATATGTGCTTCATATAAGGATGTCAAGAGAGATTTTACTCATAAAAACACCGAAAAATCATCTACTGAAGAAGTGGATAAAAGAGAATAATTGTCGTGTTAATATGTATTAATTTAAGGAGTTATAATGCGTACATTTCAAGAACAAATAGAAATTTTAAACGAACGAAGAAAACTACAGGAGGAAGGTAACAGAGACAACTTTAAAGATGTTTTAGGTGATTTATTAGTTTCCAATAACATTACTCATGAAATAACTGTTAACGGTGAAACTGTTACAATCACATTTGAAAGTGAGACACCGAAAGATGTTTTGAGGCTTATCAAGAAACATTGTAAGAGCCTTAAATTTAACGATTTAGTTACACAAGGAAAGAATATTGCCACCTTTACTTTAGGGAAAAGACAGCATAGAAACAGAAGAGAACTTGAAGAAGGGCAATTTCTTTCCTACTACAAATTATTAATCAAGCACAAATATGCTGACGTAGAAACTCTCCTTGATATCCTTGAAGACCATGCATTATTTGACTTAGAATTTCACTATAAAGGCTATAAGTATGATTTCGGTAACCCAAAATTTGAAAAATACTTAAGAGAGGTTCCTAAGAACATTGATGATGGTTTTAATTCTATTGAGTTAACTATGAATAATAAATGTGATATTTTCTTTACTATAAGAAACATAAGATAGCGAGGTAACCCAAATGAATTTTAAACAACAACTAGCTGACGGTAACTTTGAGGAAATTTACAACAATTTATTATTGCCAAAAGAATACGATGATTTACTTAATTTGACTTATTTTTTAGGTGAAATTGATAGTGATGAATTTAAAGAACATAAAGATGATATGCTTGAAATAGTGATGAGATTGTTTAAAGAAAAGGGTGATTCTCTTGATTGGGTTGACTTATTTAATGAAGAAATTGACATAACAGATTTATTTGGCTCAGATGATATTTTTTTTTATGTATTAGAAAAATTTAAGGAAAATTTAAAAGATATTGATAAAGATGAGATAATTGATGTAATTCCACCTATAGAACCAGACTTCAGATTGCAATCAATGTTGCTTGGTGTTATTGGTGAGTATATTGGTAATAATACCTCACAATTTGACCCCCATGACATTTGGGGGAAAATTAAATTTGAACTTGAAACTAGCTACTATGAATTACCCAAAGATGTGTATAGTGAAGTTACTGCAATACTTTTTAAATATTGGGATTTTATTAATGATGTGTCTGATGATGAAACTTTCATTGAATATCTACAAAATAATGATTTATTCATTGATGATATTGACGATTTACTTTTTTTCATTAAAACAACTGAAGAAATGGGAATACTCAATGAAAGAATGATTGTTAACTTTAATGAAGATTTAGTAATACCATTAATAAAAGCAAATGAGTTGTCAGATAATTTCATAAAAGACTACTACATAGCATTAAAAGACGATGTTGAATTAGGATTTATTTTAGATATGGTTGATTCAATTGAATTAGTGTTCTACAATGATGATTTATTGCAAGAGTACTTAGATAACAAAGATTATACCGATTTTGGGAAAATTTTTAGTGATTTTAAAAAAATGTCGCATATAGATGTTGACGATTGGCGAAGATTCAATAATGAGGTCACAAAAGAATTAATTGATTTAAGTGTTTTATATCCCTTAAAAACATTAAGTGTGTTGGGTGAATATAAAAGAGCTTTTAAGAAAAATGATTTTATGACCGATATATTTGGTGATGTGAGTGTAATTAGTGATTGGGATGCTTTTATATATAATCCTACACCAAAATACTTAACACTTATACAAGCTGTATATGGTGTGACAGATTATCCTTTGGATATTGCTTATAAAATCTTATATAGTAGTATTAATATTAATAATTTAAGCCATGACCAGCTAACTGGCGTTGTAAGTACTATATTAAACGATGTCAATTTAAGCAGTGAATCACTAAAAAAACTTTTACAAGCCAAATTTTATGGCTTTTATGGTAAAGTAAAAGAAAAAATTATTGAGTTAAAACCCGATTTAACTTTGGCTGAAGTTTTTCATTACAAGGTTCTTGATAGCTATTATCCTAAGTATATTCCTTATGAGCTTACTAAAGATGTTGATGATTTTTTTAAACATTTTATTGATGAGATTCATGATAGTGCAAAAATTATTTTCAGTAGTTTTGATGATGTCGTACATTTCATAGAAGGATATACAGAATCGGAACCAGTAGAAAATACAAGTACACAAATAATAATGGAAATGATTGATGAACTAACTAATATAAGAGAGTTCCCTCCCAACACACAAAATATTATAAAGTATACATCATTAAAACAACATTTTAGTCAACCTGATATATTTTTAAGTTATATGGGTATTGAACCTTTTGATGGTAATCATTTTGACGACAATGAATTGAGTAAAAACCTATTATCAATTTATGAGATGAATGAATGGGATATATTGAGTGATGTAATGTATAGGTTATTTGATGTAGATATAGACGCCAAAATAAGCGATTTTACAACAATGAATTTAATTTATACAACAATAAGAAAAAATAATAAGGGCTTTAAGTTCAGGGATTTAACCCTTTCTCAATATGTATGGAGTAGTAATTCAATATTGTCTTTTGATGATGAAGAGACAGAAGAATATTACAAGTCATATTTTCAATTTGCTTATATTGGGAGAACTGATATAATCTTTTTTGTTGATAAAATAATCAAAAATGGCTTGCCGATAAATCCACAATATTTAGAATTATTATTAAGATATGGGAGATTAATCGATTCATATAAGGAATTATTTAAATATGTTAATGATGATGTATTTACAGTCTTACTAGAAAAATTGCCAGCTAGCTCTTTTAAATTATATTGGTATTACGTACAAAAATATCCCCATATGTCTGTTGATATATCTTTATTTGAAAAATTGACTAAAATTGAATACCTAAATGAATATTGTGAAAATAACATGGGGATTACATGGGCTGAATTAAAAATAAAACATTTTTTATTACTGAGAAAGAATAAAGTTAAGGTTTTAAAATCTATAGACGATTTAAAGGGTTTTAATGATAAAACACTACAAAAGATTTTTAAACAAGTAGATTCAGTGAGTGAGAAGGAGCTCTCCGTTTTATTAAAAAAGAACCCAAAAAATATTTATTTAAACACTTTAAAAAATTTCCTAGTTAATAATAAAAAATTTAATACAATAAATAGGAAACTAGCCCTAAGATACGATAGTATTATATATAACTACTTAAATGGTTCTAGTTTCTTTAAGCATTCCGATATTCAGTTAATATGGCAACGCTTTAATGGTTTAGTTACCTTAAAAAACATTAAATCGATTAAGAAAGAAATTGGCTTAATAACATTTAAAGAAATTGAATATTATTTTTTTGAACACCCAAAATTAAAGCACTTAAGTTTTATCGATTTAACGAAAATACAAAAAGAATTAACTTTACCCAAAGCAACAGCTAATATTTACATGAAATTAACCAAGCTATTATTAAAACAAAAACAATTATATAAGGTATCATCATGGAGTAATCACGCCCAAAGGCTAAGAAGCCAAGGAAAAGATAATGTATTTAGAATTTACTTGAATAGTGAAAAAATTATACTAGATTTTTTAAATAAAAATAAACTCAATTTTAACGATACATTATATCATTATATTTCAGCTGGTAACGGACACCCAACAGAAGTAGGAAAATTAACTTTAGGTTGGGTTCGCTTTGAATGGGATAAGAAAGCTAACTCAATATTTATTACTGAGATACAAACTGATTTAACTAAGATTCTAGGTTATGACAACAGTACTCGAAAAATCTCAAATGATTTAAATAATAAAATTGCAGGACTTTTATTGAATAGGTTTATACAATGGCGAGATGCAAAAATTCAAGGAACCGAAATAATTTTACCGACAAGTAAATATAGAAAGGAAATTATTGGTGGGGAGCCTACAAAAACAGGATATGATAATAATGCAAAAAAGCAAAAAATGAAGAAAAAGATGATGAGTGATACTGTTTGGATGCAATATACACATGGCAAAGACAGTAAAGTTTTTTATGAGAATAAAAAAATCAGATATAACAAGACCATCTAATAATCTTTAAAAAACAAATAAAATAAGATATTTAAAAAATTTGATTATTTATTCATAATCTGTTATAATTACCTTTAAATGAGTGATTTCATTTAGTTAAAAAAGGAGGTAAAAATGCACTACACAGGTAAATATTTTGATTCACCCTTGAAGAGGAAAAATGACTAAGCAATACCTAGCAATACAATTATATAAAAATAAGCTTTATGTGAAAGAAAAAGAGAATGGCATCATAAAAACAAAAGCTTTCAGAGATTATGATAAAGGTTTTAAATACTATCGTCCTGATGTTACAGGAAAACATAATTCTTTCGATACTCGCAAATATAAAGAGTATTCTATTAACAGCATTTATAAATACAATAAAAAAATTAAAGCTTTAGTTAAAGAAGGTCAAGAAGTCTGGGGAGCCGACAATATTATACACCAATATATCATGAATGAGTATCCTGCGGATGCTTCAAATTATTCACTGAGAGATTTTAGGGTAGTGAGATATGATATAGAAACTGAATATGCGGGCATTCATAAAGACCCTGAAGAAGGATTTTATGCTATTAATTTAATCACTTTACATAACACCCAAACCAATACTTATTATATTTGCCACTTCTTCCCAAATAAACCAAGAATAGAGGAAATTAAAAAAGAAATTGCTGTATTAAACATTAATTTTGATGACTATAAAGTTATAATAAAAGATTTTAACGATGAGTTCGATATGTTGCATTGGACTTTAAGTTTCATTGGTAAAAATGCAGATATTTTAGGTGGTCTTAATAATATTATGTTTGATGACCCCTCTCTCTATTACCGTGCGAAAAAAATAGGTGTTGATGTAAGTATTATGTCACCGTTTGGTGTAATAAATGAGACCACTACAAGAAATGCTTATGGTAAAATTCAAGCAACCATAGAAATAATGGGAATTAATGTTTATGATATAATGTTACTAGCTAAGTTTCTTATGAAAAGTTTACCATCTTATTCTTTACAATATTTATCTGAAATGGTACTTAAGTCTTCAAAACTTGAATACACAGGCTCTTTATATGTACTTGCCCAAGAAAATTTAAAAAAGTTCTTTGCTTATGGTTTTATGGATATATTTAATACTGTAGGAATCGATGAAAGGGAAGGTTTGTCAGACTCAGCCCTTGCTTTAGCTTATTTAAAAAATGTTGATTTAAGTGATTACGATTCTGTTGTTACAGGCTTTGAAAACATCATTGCAAAATACCTAAAAGAAGATTTCCAGCAAATTTCAGGTATGACACCCCTTGAAGTACATAAAAGGTTTCCTTATTTAGGAGGGTATAATTTTCTTATTAAAGCAGGATTATACTTATGGCTTGTTATCATAGATATGAAAGCTATGTATCCTTCAGTAGATGAAACTTTTAATATTTCTTTTGAAAATATTTTTACATTGGAAACTGTTCATGATGATATAAAAGCGGTTTTGAAAACAGAAAAATATAAGAAACTTTTTAATGTGCTTAATGAAAATGGTAGAAATGACGTGCCTATAAAAGAATATCGACATAGTCGAGGAAGAAAAATTTCACCTACGTTATATAAATTATATAAATGGAGTTCTGCAAAAGGTAAATTTATTGAAGAACCTATTGAAGTAGGACAACGCATACCTGCAATGAAACAAGACGGGACTTGTTATTATCCTTATATTGAAGATTTAGCGGTTTCTGATAAGGTGGATTTTATATACCCTCTTGAAGATTTATCTTTATTAAATATTACTCCTGAACACCCGTTATATAGAGATGTGGTATTTGCTACAGGAGATATTTTAAGTAGGATGCCTGATATATCAGAATTGCAAGACCTATTGAGATTTCATAATCTTTCTATGGTTCCTTCTTTAGTATTCTTTTCAAGGGAAAAGGAAGGTATATTGCCCCATGTTTTTGTTAAGTTAAAGAGTAAGAGAAAACATTGGCAAGGTTTACATAAGGGCGTTTTATCAGAATTGCAAGTAGTTATGGATGCAGGGATTGAAGAAAGTATTGATGAATTAACTCATGAAGCTACTAAGACAAAGAGACAAGATAAAAGTTATAAAAAAGTTGGTAATTCAGGGTATGGAGCCTGTGCTAATATACACTTTAAGTATTTCAATATAAATGTTGCAACAGGCATTACTTCAGGAAGTCAATATTTTATAAAAAGCTTAAGATATCATTTAAATTTAAGATTGAATGAAGTTTTTGGAACCTCAGGTGTATCTTATATTAGGTATGGGGATACTGATTCTCTTGATATACATATTGAAAGATTTGTTAGTATGGTTACTTTTAAAGATAAACCTAATCCTGAAAAAGTAGATTATGTTAAACCAATTTTAAACTTTTATGACAAGTGGCTTGACCCTAACATTAAAGAGATACTTGAAACCTCTTGTAAGTACTTAAACGCATATACAAATGCAATGATAATGGAACTTGAAAAAATTAATTCTGAAATGCTATTTTCTGCTAAGAAAAAATATGATATGCGTAGTGTTTATGTAGACCGTGTTATTTATAAAGATGGTAAAATAAGTTCAATAGGAACAGCTTCTAAATCAATATCCTACCCTAAGAAAATTGTTAAGTGGCTTGATGAGGCTCTTGTAATTATCCTTGATAAAGATGCTCAAGGTTTATATACTTTTATTGAAGAAAAAAGAAAAGAATTTAAGCAAGTGACAGATATTAAAACTATCTCTACAAAAGTAAAAATAAGTGATTATCAAAAGTATGTAGAGTTTATAGAAGGAGATATTTATGATTTATACCCTGCAAACGAAATTGCTAAGGCTATAAAAACCCGTAGGTATTTTGAAGGTTCAGATTATTATCTTAAATCAGGGGCTCGACCGATAGCTAAAGGGGTGTCATTTGCAAACTACTTAATAAGAAAAAGAAACTTAGAAATTGAAACATTGACAACAGGGACTTATGGTAACTTAATTCCTCTTATTAATGCACCTAGTCAATTTTTATTTTTTACAGAAGATATTGAAGCTTTTGGCGTTAAGACGTGGCAAATAGACTTCGATACTCAATTTGAAAATATGTTTTTAAAGCCACTATATATTAAGATTAATGCTAGTGGTGTAACACCACAAAGACCAGGACTGATAAGTTTATTTTAACTATAGGAGAAAAAATGCAATCAGAACACACCTTCAATTATGTGAAGTATTTATTAACTTCTCATAATAATAGTACTTTACACATAACATTATTAATAATGATAATGTTAGATTTTATTTTATTCGTAAGCTTAAAAATTATATATGAACGCTCGAATACATCGATTCCCAATTTAGTATTATTAGTACCAATTATAATTAATATTGTGCTTTATGCTATGGGTAAAATCTCTTTATATGATATAACAGTTTTGTTTGGTGTTAGTATGCCAATTTTACTTATTGGGGTTTCTATAATATGCCTCTTTCTCTTACTTATTGCAGGATTTACTAAAGGGTTTATTGATTTATATCAAATTTTCAAGGAAAGAAAAAGCAAAAAATATGAAAAGTCAGACGAGTAAAATTTCTTCAGTAAAATCAATGAGTTACAATTTAAATCCTTTTTAAGCGACTTTTTTAAGTTTGTGTAAGTTTAGTATTACTTTTCTTTTGATGTCTCACTACAAGCCACCTCGAAAGGATATTTTTTAGGTGAAATTTTAGTTTTTTTGTGAGTTTTCTTTTTTAGGTTCTTTTTTTTAGTTTTGTGAGCTTTAAATAAACTTACTATCTTTCTTATAATAGTTGGTGTAATATTCTATTTTATCAAAATAATTAACTTTTTTAAACCTAACTATCAAAACAACGCCATATTCTTTAGTTAAATTTGTAAGTCTCATTACTCTTTCTGACGCCTCTCCAAACCTTTAGCTTATGTGGTCTATTGGGAAACTTATTATAAAAGCAGTCCCTACAAGTTCACCGTTTTTAGCTTTTGCTTTCATATCAACTCTTAAATTCAATTTACTATCAACTAAATCAAAACCTTTCTTAGTTGTATTTACGATACCGCCTTGAAACATATCAATCAAGCTTATCCCTAAATTTTCTTGAACATCACCAGGTTTATAACCTTTAAAAAACCCCTCAATTAAGAAAGGTTTTTGTGTATTTAGGATTACTCCCTTATACTCTTTTTTTAAAGCTTTGCGTAGGTTATTAAATTTCTTCATCATTTTCATACTCCTTATAGTATTATGTGAAGGCTCTTAAATCGAGCCTTCAAGTTGTTAAAATTGCTCCCTTATAGTTTCCTATTTGTGCCCGTGTTTTGATTATCAAAAATGAAATCAAAAGCTTTTTGACTCTTACTAGCAGCTTCAAATAATATTGAAGGGTTCTCACCAATTGCATTAATCCACCCTTCAAGATAAGCTGTAGAGTTCTCCAATCGTTCTTCTGAGTTAAGCCCAAAGTGTGATAAAGTCATCGCTGAAAAAATTTCTGCTACAAGTTCCTCTTTTGAGTAACTTTCTTTGTCGTCATGGTCTTTGAAACGATTTAATCTTTTTTCAGCACCAGACCAATGACCAACTTCATGAAACGCACTCCCATAAAAGTTGTTAATATTCTCATATATATCTCTTGAAGGCATTACTATTTTGTCTTGGGTGACATTGTATTGAGGTGTTGCATAATCATTGTATTCAATGACCATATCAGGTTGCTTTACTTGAATTAAACCTAAATAGTCAAAAGACTCTGAATGCTCTGTTTTTTCTTCTTCAGGAATCTCCGCATCTGTTTGACTTAAATTAAATAAGTTGAAATAAGATATTATTACTCTTGTTTCTTCTTCAAGTGTCTCCTTATTTTCTTTTACAATAAACTTGTAAAATAAGCATCTTGTAGATTTCTCACCTTTATTAATTTGGTAACCTTTATTTTTAAAAGCCTTATAAGTCCCCCATTTATTACTCCTATATCCTTTTTCAAATGCTTGAAAAGTAAGTAAGAGTTGGTTTACGCCACGATAAGCTTTTTCAGTTACTATGTTTTGGTGCGTAAATGGTGCAGCTTGATTAGGTAGATAACTATTCCACGAATAACCTTTACCCAATCCCTCAATAATCTTTTCAAGTATCTCTTCTTTTACTTTATGCATATTCCCCCTTTGTTAAGTTCCTATAAACTCCTAACTTGTCTTATTATACACAAGTTAAACTAACTTGTCAATTTTTTAAATTTACCTACATTGTCTTACATCATCTTACGTCTGTATGAGTCTTTGTATAACCTTATGTAAGTTCTTTAAATTGCCTTACTTGTTCTTGCTAAGTAACCTAGCATGTAACCATTATATACAAGTTAAACTAACTTGTCAATTTTTTAAATTTACCCCTAAAGTAGGATTAGTCGTACAATGTAGGATAAAGTGTTAATTGTAGGTAAATTTATAAGTTTGACAAGTTGGTTTAACTTGTGTATACTGTATACAGATGCTAAGTGATTAGCAAGAACAACTTACAAGTTACATAGGAATTTACATAAGGGTTTACAGTGATGTAAGACAATGTAGGATAAAGTGTTAATTGTAGGTAAATTTAAAAATTTGACAAGTTAGTTTAACTTGTGTATAATGATTACAGATACTTAATTGAAAGTATCTTTTAAAGGGGGGGTGTATGAATGTACGTTTATTTGAAGAAATTTATAGGGATTATTACCCTTTAAGTTTACCAGAGTTCACAAAAGATGTGAAAGCTTTAAAAAAAGAATATGAAGAAGCACCAGTTAAAACTAATATTAAAATTTTTGATGCTTTGAACTATTTTATTACTAATAGCAAAGATTCATATAATCTTTATTGTGATTATATTGATAAAACATATTTTTAAGGGGGATGTATGATAAGCCAATATTTGGGGGACATTATAAAGTTGAATAATAATGATGAAGCTGTTTGGTTAGGGACTTATTACTCATTTAGTGGTTTTAATAGCAGTAGAATACTTTTTGTCATTAATGGCGAAAGTTGTAATAGTGCGGGAAAAGTTTTACCTATTGAGTATCAACCTTATCAGGAGCCTTTTTAAGAGGTTCTTGATAATAAACTAAAAAAGGGAGAAGAAATGGTTAAGTTAAAAACAGAAGAATTTAAGAAAATATCAAAAGGAGGAAAAATGATTAAATTAAACACAGAAGAATTTGAGAAACTATCAAAGGGACTCGAAATTAAAGAGAAAGAATTTGCAGTTTTTGGTGGGATTTTAAGATATCTTATCATTGAGAAGGGTTCTGAAGCAATAAAAAGAAAGATTATCAGAAGTGGTCTTTACTCTTATACAGCTGATTGGTGGGGAAGTTATGTAGTGTATGAATTCACTAAACCTAAGTTTGGTTATGATAAAATTGAGTCTTTTTATGGGGAAGACGAAGACAATATAATCTTTGATTATCAAGATGAAAATAGCGTTGCAGTACCATCACTAATAATGATACCTGCAAATGTAAAAGTAAAAGAGTATCTTGAAAAAGAAAATCTTAAATATATTGAAAAAAGAGATTATAATGTATTCTCAGAACTTCAAGATTTTTTTATAGTTGATGCTTTTAGTTTACATAAAATTACAAAATAAACTTTATCAGGAGCCTTTTTAAGAGGCTCCTAATGATACCTGCAAATGTAAAACTAAAAGAGTATCTTGAAAATGAAATTACAAAATAAACTTTATCAGGAGCCTTTTTAAGAGGCTCCTAATAATAAACTAAAAAGGATATAAAATGAAATTTGAAAATATTGATGGTCAATTAAAAATTCAAGAATATGATTTTTTTGATATTAAATTACCTTATAAAAATACAATTGAAAAAAAAATTGTTGAGCAATCAGGACGTGTTTATTATCATAGTTATGGGGAGGAAGGGTATATAAGCACAACTATATATGATATACCAATCTCTCTACAAGAAGAACAAGAAAAAATACTTATGGAACTTACTAAGTTACCTAAAGACAAACCACGATTATATAAAAATATAATTTCTGAATGTGGTGATGTACAAATGGGGTTATGTATTATTGAAAAAACTACAATAATTGAACGATTTATTAAAAATCAAGATTCATGGTTGTCAAAAGATATTGGGTTTTACATAGATGAATCTTTAAATGAGCAAGAAGGCATTATATTTTATATTTATGGTAGTTTGCAAAAAACTAAAAAAGGTGAATAAAAATGAAAAAAGAGGTTATATTAAAATGTGAAACTTGTGGTAAAGAATGTAATTTCAATACTATTAACGGTGTTATAGTTTTTAATCTTAAATGTGATATTTGTTGTATTAAATCAGCAAGTAATTATGGGGAGGTAAAAAATGGCAAAAATGTTGAATATGGAAGGTAGTTTGTTAGTGGTTCTTGCAGAACTAAGAAATGTCACAAACAAGAATACTTTTTTTAGTTTAACATATTACAATACTAATCCAACAATTTATAACATAAAAGAGCATAATAAGAATGGTGATGCAAGAGCTAAAAAACCCTTTGTGGTTCAGTGGCTCCAAGAATCAATTTATGATGTAAACTTCATACCACCAAAAAAAATGTGGTATATAAACTTGATGAAGGAGAATAAATCAGTGCTTATAGATATGCTTGAAAAAGCTTATAAAGAGCATATAATAACAAGAGAACCACGATTTAAAGTTCTTAAGAATCACACCAAAACTCAATTGATATTTGAATTGAATAATGTTATTAAATTAGAACAAAGAAAGGTAGGAGAAAAAAATGAGTTACCAAAAAAATGAAAGATTTATAATTGTTATTAATGATTATTATTATTATTTAGGGCATAAACAAAAAGGTGAATCTTGTGGAATTTTCCCAGATATATGTCCTGAGATTAAAATAAAGGGTGCAAATGTTATTGAATGTATAGGTGAATTGAAGTTGGAATTAGCTAATTTCATTGAAAATAAAGAATCAATTTTTGATGCTATTAAAAATGATGGCATTAAGAGATTGTTATTAAGACGTTCGATTATTAAGGATTTGCAAATTATTGTCGGATATAATGGTTGCGGTAAAACTAAATTAATTAATTATCTTTCAGATTCTCCGAGATTTAGAACATTGAAATTTGATAAAACAATTGAACTAAATGTCAATGAAGATATAAAAGAATTTATATTTGAGGAATTTAAATTTAAATTTAATTCTGCTTTGGAATTGTCTTCAGAAGGGATATATAATCTTGTAAATTTATTTAGTCAACTAAATCAATTTGATATTAATAAACATGATTATTTTATTGTTGATGATATTGAACTTGGTTTACACATTACACTACAAAAAGATTTAATCGAAAAAATGCAATTATTTGAACCAAAAGCAAGTCTTATTGTTACAAGCCATTCTCCAAGTATTATTAACGGGGCTTGGTTTAATGTTACTGATATGAGTGATGACAATACTACTTATGATAGTCTTATAAGTGAACTAGTAAAAGCTGAATTAAAATGCGATAAATTAATAAAGGATAGGTTTTAGGTAAACTTTAATTTATTGACAAATTATTCAAAAAGTGATATTATAATAATGACTGAGGAGTGTATTTATGATGAAAAAATTTTTAAATAATAGGGAAGGTACTTTTGTGGATGCAAGAAAACAAGTATTCTCAAAAGTGATTCAAGATGGTAAAATATGGTATGGATTCAGAAGTGACCTTACATATTCACCCGAAGAAATAAAAAGAATGCAAGCAATCATTAATTTAAAAAGATTAAGTTTGACTTTAAGGAGTAGTTCATTTGTCCTGTTAAGTGAGGTATTAGAAATTGAAATGGAGATTAATGAATTTTCAAAAAAGAACGCATATTATTTTTTAAGGTCACTAAAAAAATTAGGATTAACAATGCTTGATGAGTAGGGAGCGAAAAAATGCTAAAAAGTGAAGTATTAAATTACAGAGAGGTTTAAAAATGGAAATTAAAATTATAGGAGTGCCTAAACGCATAAACACTAAATGGTTTTTTGAATTATACAGTATTGACCCTAAAACTCACACACATATTGAATTAGGTATTCCTGAGAATATATTTGAAGTATTCTTATTAGATGTTGCTAAATTACACGCAAATATTTATCCTTGTGGAGATATTATTTTAACAGTTAATCAAGAAGTATACGTTTTTAACACACCGTATCTTGAATTTTTAAAAGATGATGTTAAGCATGGTTTTAACTTAACACTTTATAAGGAGTAACTATGAAAGATTATAGGGATGTGTTTAAGGAATTTAAAAAGTACTTTAATGTAGAAAAAAGTTTTATTGATAAGATTACCAGTATGATATCAGGTAAATATATTTTTGACATAGTTTTATTTGATGAGTATATTTTAGAAACTTATAATTATGATGAGAATGTAGAGCCACTTCAAAGTTTTATTTTAAGAAAATTTGGCAAAGAAGCAATTGAATTTATTGAAGAGATTATGAAGGGTGAAGTACCTTTACATGAAAGTTTTATTAATGAAGAAGAACCTGAAATAGAAGATAAAAGAAAACTAACAAGTTTATTTTAGCAGGAATCATATTAGGGAGTAATTTTAATGAGAATATATCAAAGTAAAGATAAACTTAACATAAGAACACTACTTAAAATAAGTGGAAAAGAAAAATCTACTTGGGGTAAGAAAAAACAAGACGAATTCATTGAATTAGTAAAATTGGGGGTATACCTAAACCCTTTATATTTTTTAGAGGATAAATATGGCAAATTAAGTGTTTTAGATGGGAAAAGTCGTTTGCATTCAATACATAACTTTTCACTAAAAGGATTCTCTGATTTAACCCCTAAATCTCAAACAGCTTTTTTAGATTATACATTTGATGTTGTTATATTTAAACCACAAAATAAAAAAGACTTGATAATAAAAATACAAAAGAGATTGAATAATGAATATTAAACTAAAAACCTTAAATATTACTAGTTATAATGAAATAGTAAAAAAATACTTAAATTTCATTGCCCCTGAAGACATACCATATGAGCTTGGATGGTTATATATCGATGCTATGCCTAATGGTGCTTGCTATTATGAGAAAGACAATATATTATATCTATATAGATTCTTTAAAAGGTATGGTAAAACAGTACTTTATTTAATGGCTCCGCCCATTGATTATTCAGGTTTCAGATATGACTTAATGAAGGAACTTTACACTGATTATAATATACCTGTAGTAACCCCTAGAGGTCACTTAACAGACAATAAAAATTCCACGAGATTCAACCAAACAGGTAATATTTTATACCATATTGACAAAGATAAATTTATGAGCTTAGTAGGTAAAAGATATATGAAGTATAGGGTAATTTTGAATAGGATTGAAAAGAGTCCAAGAGAAGTGACTGTTGAATCCTTTAACTTCGGAGATAGAAATATCCCCTTAGGGGCTATTAAATTTTTATTAGGTCAATGGGCTGTAAATACTAACAAGAATTTCCATACTTATTCACTTATGAGGGTAATTGAAAATCCACAAGTAGATGCTTTTATTAATCTTTACAGTATTGACGGAAACTTAGTTGCTTTAAGTGTTATGGAAAAGTTAAGAGATGGTTATTATTTCATACCTGAGAGAAAACACATTTTACAAGCTAATGATACAAAAGAACTAAAAACAAACTACTTTAATTTTTTTATACATTATACCGACATTAAGATAACTTTTGAAAGAAACCCTGAATTAAAAGAATTTTACGGTAGTTTTGGATTTGGTGATGCAAATGTGATGAAAATGAAAAGAGATTTAAGAGACTTTGTTACACCCTTGAAAGTTTACTTCAAATATAAGAAAAAAGAACAACCTAAGATAACTTTTGAACTCATAAAAGAGAATAACAACACAAGAGGCTTAACAAGTCTCTTTTAACCAATCATATTTGACATCATATCAAGTTGCTTCGGAAAGGCATTTTTAATGAAACTTTTAAGTTCTGGAACACCACTAATAAAAGTACGATAAGAATATGTAAAAACTAAGTTAAATTCCACAATTGCATCCGCAGAGGCATCAAAAGAAACCCCAGAGATACTTGTTAATCTTGCACCGTGCATTATTATACCTGATAAAATTTTTCTTTTATCTGTACTTAATTGAGCTAAACCTAAATCAAGAGTAATATTACCCAATAAAAGATGACCATCATCATTTAAATGTGAGTTTAATTGTAGTAAAGTTGTAAAGAATGTTCTAATATAATCATCTTTGTCAGCATATACAGTAACTGTATAAGGTTCTATGGTTGGTGTACCACCTGCTACTATCTGCAATCCCTTTTGATAAAATACCTGTGTATCTTCAGCAAATTCAGGGAATTCTGCTCCCTTTATAAGAACTAACCTATCCATCACATCTTTCAAAAGATTCTTGTCAATAAGCCCTTTTAAACCTTCAGCAAGTCCACTAAAACTTGTCTTAAAATTTGATAATCTTAATCCACCACCAAACGCATTGTTAAATTTATCATACATATTATTCTCCTTTTTATGAATTTATAATTTTACGTATTTGTTCTATTTTTTTTCTGTCAATACTATTACTAGGTTCAATAATTTCATGTGTATCATCGAAAATTTTATTAACTTTCATATGTACAATATTTCCTAATAACAATGTTGATTGTGTCTTTTTACAAGTAACTTTTTTGTCTTCAAAAATGAAATTTTCTTCTTTTAAAAAAGCTGTGTTTTTAATAATATTTTTCAGCTTCTCTAAGGCTATTTCTGCATCGCTTGAAGAGTTACACTTATAATGAATAGTTTGTTTTTTTTCATTAGTCAAACGAAAAAGAATATCAATTAAGTAAATTGTAGTTTTACCTTTAATTTTACTCAATTCCATACCACTCTTATTTTTCAAATATTCTTCTTGAGATTCTCTCAATTGAATTCTTGTAAATTCATCTTTATCAGATACATATATATAAACTTTTTTAGCAAATTTAAGTATGTCTTTCCTGAAGGGATAAATAAATTTTACGGCTACCATTAACCACGAAAAAATTACACTCATATTATTCTCCTAATAAAGCATTAATAATAATACATATTAATGAGAGAAACTTTTTAAATTTAATAAGCTTGATTAATTAATAAAATGCTGTTATAATATATTTTTGAGTGAGAACAAAGAATATAAAAAGTTAACAAAATCAAAGACTTATGCATAAACAAGGGGAAAGAAACTTGTCATTAAATAAAGCTATTGTCCACAAGGTACTTATAGATGATTATGAGTACACTGAAAAACCTACTACTTTTTTATATAAGTATAGTAAATATCGAGCAAATTTCTTAGGAAAAAGCATATATGAAAGCAAGTTGAAAATTGCCCAGAAAAAGAATATGGAATTTAATTTAAAGGGTCTTACTGTTGAAGAATTTATACATGAAGTTGGTGTAAAAGATTTAAAAAGGCGTGCATCAAAAAAAGAAATGGATATACTGAGGAAGCGTCTTAAATTTACCCCACAAAGATATTTAACTATTAATCAAGTTGCTAAATTGGTTACAAATGGTCAGACTATAGTAATGGGGGCTTTTAAAGAATTAAATAAAAAAGACCAATATATTAATGGTGTTTTTCAAGGATATATTAAATCACAAGAGGCTATTGATTTTGATGTTACTCAGTGGGTAATCTTAGACTTTGACTCAAATATTACAATTCAAGAAGCCATATCAATTGCCGAAAAAAATAACCTACCAATTGCTTTACTATATCCTACTTTTAGCCATAAACCCAACTCTCATAAATTTAGAATTATACACCAATTGCCATATAAAATAAAAGATTCATTAACATTTAAAATAGTCTTAAAAGCAATCACTAATGTTTATTTAAATACACAAGATGGTCAAGTTTCAAGTCCTATTAATTTAATTTTTGGTACTAGGGCAAAACACATAATTTTAGATGAATTAGCTGTAATAAGTAAAGAAACATTACATAAGTTAATAGGGGTAATGGTTCCACCTGTTGAAGAGAATATTTCAATTTTTGAACCTGATGTAATTAAATGCACCCAAGGCGTAGTTACTAAAACCGCAAAAGTAATTAAATCATTTGGAAAATTGATAGATGTTGATTATAAAGCTAGTAGTATTGATGAGAAATATGAGAAATTAATGGGTAAAAATTATTGGCTTACAAGATTCTTGCAAGGTGCAATTAATGAGTCAGGTACACACAATAAAATATTGGGTATTGGTTGGGCTTGGAATGAGTTAAACCTTGATATGTATGATTTCTCTTATATAGCCTCTTTAAATCGTCCTGAGTATGATTGGGATAGTGAAATTGCGAGCATATTGAAAAAAGAACATTACACTGGTTTTGATATTTCACATGCAATATTAAAAGATTTAAAAGTCCTTGATTTTACTTCAGTCCATGAAGAAATTATAAAAAACGATTATATAACAAATCAACTTAGAAAGCAAAAAATAAAAGATAAGGTTGTTAGGGTAAAACAAGAAGGGAGACACATCGAATCAATTAAAAGTATTATTGATGATAATCTCTCTGCATGGGATAAAAACAAGATACTATTAATTGCAGATACTGGTATGGGAAAGACTTGGTCTATCCTACATGATTATCATCATATGGGCTCAAAAGTTTGCTTTATATTACCTAATACAGCTAATGTACAACAAATTGAACAACAATATGCAAAATTAAACTTACAATGTCTGTACGGTGGCTCAAAAAAATACCATGAGTCAAAAGGCATGGTTGTTACTACATGGGATTCTCTCAGAAAAGTCCCTATTAAAAAAGTATTTGATATAATATTCCAAGATGAAATACACACACAATTACAAGCTATGAGTTACCGTTCTGAAGCTATTGCAGATATGCAACACAAAATCAATAATGCTATTACTGTGGTTGATGTTACGGCAACCCCTAACTTTCTTGATTTTCCTTCATATAATAAAATAATACGAATCGAAAAAGTAGATAAAAGAGATGCTATACCTGTTACCATAGAAATATCAGATTGTGCGAAGAAATTTTCTGAGGATATTATAAGAAAGATTATTAAAAAGAAACAATTAAAGAATAATAAATTTCTTGTTTTAAGACAAAATAAGACTTGGTTGAGTAATGTTGGAGAAGAATTAAAATTTGAAGAGGCTGTTAAGAAATATGAAGATGATTTACAAGACTTTGACATAACTTATTTAAGCTCATTTATAAAAAAAGATAACCCTGTGTATAATGAAATAATTGACACTGGTTTGATGACTAGTGATGTTTTAGTTCATACCGATATTTTCTCTACAGGAATAAATATAGAAAATGAAGAAACCTTTAATTTATTTATAGTTGATATCAAAGATGCAACTCTCATTAAGCAATACATTGCAAGGTTTAGGAATGCTGTAAAAGTTAATGTCACTATATATAATTATTTTTCAGAGGAACTTGAAGCAACGAAGATATCAAGGGATATGGAATCTTATTATGATTCTTTATCATTACTACAAAAAAAAACTAAGGAAATTGCTGATTTACTCAATAAAATGAAAGAGGGTGAAAGTGACCTAGAAAGTAAGATATATGACTCACTATCTTATTCTCAAGGTCTTATCTTAAATCCTATTTCAAATTTATATGAAATTAACCCATTAATGCTACAATTCATAGTTTACAATAATTACATCACTTCATTCATAAAAAAAGACACAGGAGTAGCTTTAAAAGAATATTATAGTGATATAAGTTATATAACAGTTGCTGAAAATGAACAAGATTTGCCAGATACCTATGAGGATTTAGAAGGAGAAAAATTAATATATACACTTCAAAATCTTTATGATGATAATATTGAAAATCCCAATATTGATAAAGAGTTAATTGATGAGAAAACCATACAAACCTTTGAAAAATACATGAGTAGATATGCAAATCCGAGAATATCCACCTTAAGAATCTCTTTAGGTGGTTCAACTTTCTTTCAAAAATATCAAGGATTCTTCAATATAAGGCAATTAAAAAAATACAAGATATCAAATGCGGGTTTAGAAATTGATTTCATGGTGCAAGTTTTAAAAAAATTAGGTAGAAATAAAAAAGTGTATGATAAAAATAAAACAAGATATTTAGCAACTGAAATAAATAATCTATTAGTTACAAAATTAAGAATTACTCAGGTTGAAAGAAAGATTAATCAATATTTCTATAAGTCCCCTGTAAAAAACAAAAAGAAAGAAAAAGAATATACATACAAATTATATAATATTGATTTACTACATGATTACTTAAAAGATAGTGAAGGATATAAGAAATTAGATAAGAATATTACAAATCCTTTTTTGCGTACAGATTTAATACAAATGATAAGAATTGACGAGGCTTTATTTAAAAAAGAGTTTGAAAAAATTAATAATAGTAAGAGAATTAAACCTAATAATAAAAAGAAGAAAATAGCTAAATTATTTAAGAAAAAAAGAAGATGATTATAGGTTTTCTTTGAAGTATACTAAAAGAGAATCTTCGTTTCCTGTGCGAGTATAAGTATAAAATATAATAACGTTGATTATAGCACCATCTATAGAAGTCTTGATTGAGTCAACTTTTATCCTATCCTCCTTCTCTGATAACAGTAACCTTATTTTACTTTCAAGGAACTTGATATTAGCTGTTGATAAATTTGAAATCGTAGACCTGAAATTGGCTCCTAGAAAGTAATGAAAAGGTCTTTCTCCCCAATTCATTAATAAAAGGTTCTTAATACTATTTTTAACAATACTCTTATAATCAGAAATCAGTCCTAAGTCATTGAATTCATTTAAATTATAAGTATTTGATATATCCACTTTCTACTCCTTTGTTTAGTTACTTATACATATAATTGATTATTTAAGACATAATTTTTTTTCTTGATTAATTAATGAATATATTATATAATTCAGTATTGCATGAGTAAGCAACTTATTTTTATTGCTCATGACATTGATACTATTTTATTTTTACTACTATAAGGAGAACTAATGAGTAAAATTAAAGATTTATTGAGAAAGAGGAAAGAGGAACGAGAATCAGAAGGAACAGGGAGTAGCCCATTCCCATATTTTTTGTTTCCTAATGGCAAGAAAAAAGTTACTTATACAGTACGCTTTTTGGCAGATGTTAAAGAAGACAAAGGGGGTAAAAGAACTGTTGATGAAGATGATTTATTTTACATCTACAATAGAGTACATGGTAGTGACAAACAGTATAAACTAAGATGCCCTAAATCTGCTGGTTTAGTATGTCCTCTTTGTGATAAAGTTAATAATCTTACATATCGTCTTGCAAATGATATTTGGGATATTCATAAAGAAATAAAAGATGATAATGAAGATACAAGTGATACTACTTACACAAGACTTAGAATGAAACAAGGGTATGAAATGTATGGCGTAATTATTGAAGCAGATTGGGATAAAGAAGGTAAGTTTTTAAATAACATTTGCCAAATGACTTATTCAAAAACTACTTTTAATATGATTGAAGACTTATTTACCAAGAAAAGAAGACCAAATGATTTTTGGGTGGATAAAACAGGAAGGGAAGTAATTTTTACTATCACTCAAGATGGTGATAAGAGAACTTGGTCACTTGAACTAGGTGATGTTATTGAAATTACGAAAGATGGTAAAATGTTAAGATATGTAGATGATGATAAAGATAATATAGAAGTTCTTGAAGCTACTTGTAAATTAGCTGACCGTCCACTTATAACTAAAAGAGCAGATTTTTATAATGGTTATATCCTAAAACATGACGATATACTTAAAAAGATTCGTAAAGCAATTAATAGAAAAGAAGATATTGATTTAACACCTTTCTGGTTAGGTGACGTTCCTAATGATAAAAAAGATGCAAAGAAAATTCTTGATGATATTGATGAAGATTCTGATGAAATAGATGACCATAATTGGGGAGAAAAAAAACAACCAAAGAAAAATAAAAAGAAGAGAGTGAAGACCATCGCAAAAAGTTTAACTGATTTTTAAATAAAAGGAGATATTAATCATGACTGAAAAAACAATTAAGAGAAGAAAAGTGCCTAAAGTGAAAGAGGCTCCGAAGTGGGATATGACTATCATGCAACACGTAGCTAAAAAATTATCTAGTTTAGAGTACTTTGAAGGAGAAATGTATAGTGAAGCACCTGTGATGCTTGATTTCAAAGATGAACTATTTAAGCAATTTAAGGGTATGAAAATAGGTAATTTAGGTGACTTAGTAAGAAAATTAAATTTATTTTCAATTGGTGGTTCAAAAATACAATGTTATATAGAACCTACAGATAATGAAGTTGCTGTAAGAATTTATAATGATAATGGTATGAGATTAATTTATGGGCTTGGTAGACAACCTGCTAATAAACATTACAATATAAGTAAAGAGTTTATAGGAGAAGTTACTGATGATTTAAAATGGAGTAATATCATGGCTAAGCATGAGGAAAATCTATTGAAACACACCAATAAGGCTTCTTTTGTGCTAACTACTGAGATGTTTACAAAATTACTTGGTTTAGGTTCAAAATTTAAGGCTCAAACATCATCTTTTATATTACTTGTAGAAGATGGTAAACTATATTTTTCTTTACAAGATGGTGTAAAATCTTTCTTTAAGATGCCTTTAAGTGAAGACTTTAACATCCCTAATCAAACTTATAGTTTACTTTCATTACCACACCCACAGGATAATTGGAAACTTACTATATATGAGGGAATACAATCAGTTTTATTTGAATCATTAGATAACCCATATAATATTCAAATAAAAACTGTAGGAGCTTTATCAGAAGCTGATGCATATTCTGACAAGTTAATCAAATAAAAAAACCACTTAACAATTTATAAAAAGGATAATTAACATGGAAAATTCAACATTAAAACACGTAGTAAAATATGATGTTTCTCATATTATTGATAAGGAAATAAGAGCTTTAAAACCTTTCTTAAAAATTAAAGGGTATCGTCAAGGGAAAGTTCCTGATAAATTAATATACCATAGAAACAAAGAGAAATTCAATAAAAAAGCTTTTAGGATTTTCAGAGAAGAGGAGTTTCACAAGGCGATTAAAAGGTGGGAGAATTTAAATAAAGATAAGATAATTATTGAAAAAGAACTAATAAATATTGAAAATAAAAAGCTTGACTTCATAATGCACATTAAAATTAAATTTGCTAATGCAATCATAATAACAGAGAAAGACATTGGAGATTCTTTAGCAGAAGTTAAATTTAGCCCTGAAGATTTAAATGGTGAAGAAGCATATAAAGAATTTGTACAAAATAATTACATAATGCAAAATAAGTTATTTACCGAGGTTACCGATAAGGATTTAATCTTAGAAAAAGATAAATATTCTTGTGATGTAACTTTAACCTCTGTTGAGGATGACAAAATAAATGATAAACTTAAAAATGTATTAGTAGCCTCTGAAGGCGAGATTAACAGTAACCTGCAAGGTAAAAAGGTAGGTGATGTAGTCGAAATCGAATATAACAAAAGTACGCTACTAATGACTATTGACAAGGTTTATTTAATTGAAATTCCTGAGAATCTTGAAGCAATAGCAAAGCGATTGGAAATACCTTTTTTACAATATGAAAGCATGATTAAAAAAGATTTTGAAAAATATAATGAAAAACGTAATGATATGGTTAAATACTCTGCAATTATTAAATATCTTATTGAAGAAAAGTTAAAACTTAAAAAAACACCTGAAACAGTTGAAATTGTTGAAGTTTCTTTATTTAAATTATACGGTCTTAAGGCTAATGTTAAAGGATATCTACAAGCTACTTTAAAAATGAAGAATATAGAAGAATCCCTTGAGCAAAAGAAATATAATGCTGATTATTGGGGGATTGATAAACATATTAAATTGATGATGTTACAGGAGATTATACTGGGGAAACTTCCCCAGTAAGAAGATAAAGCTTAAATTAAAGCTTTTCTGTTTTTACCTATTAGAGGAATACCATAAACTAAACCAGTTCTGTAATACTTTCCTGCACCTTTAGGATTTTCAACAATACCATAAGATTCAACAAAATAGTACTTATTTCTTGTTCCTACATTCTCTACAGGTATATCAAATACTCTATGAGGTGCTACAACAATTCCTGAATCCCATTCACCAGTTCCTTTATAAACTAAAATAAATCTTGTTGGCTCTAAACGTTTACTTCTGTAAACATCAAAGGTATCATTTAACACACCTTTAAAACCATCTCCACCAACTCTTTTTTTAGCTTTTGTAAAAATATCTTTTTTCTTACTTAAGTAAGAGAATAAAGTTTTACCTACAACTATTTTATCAACAGCTTCTTTACCATACACAGCTTCTTCAATATCACTTGCTAAGTCCATTAAAACACCTAATAAGTAATCAAGTTTACTATCTTCTCCTCTGAAGTGAGCCATACTTACATTAGCTAAATCAATTGAAAAATCCCCTTGCCCTTTAGCAATAGTAAGAATCTTATCAAGAACTAATGCATCTTGGTCTAAACCTAATTGAGTTAACATAAAAGTAGATATATTTGTAATTAAGTCATATTGATGTTCAGAAGCCATTAATTGTTGAGTAAAGATACTAATATCTGCTTGGATTCCTGCATATTGTACTTCAAAATTAACATCTTTTTTAATAACACTAAGTTTATTAAATTCAGTTACATTTTCTACTTCACTTAAAGTCATTGGGCCCGTTAAAGTAGGAATTAATTTTCTTGAAATATTACCATCATTTGGTTGAGCAAATAAAGTAGTATATACTCTACCAGCTTGATTAATAGAAGTAGTATTCCCTGTATCATTCATTAAGTCAATAGTAGTTGCTACAGTTTCGCCACCTACATACTTACAAATTGCATTGTTTTTGTAATGAGCTACAGGAATTAATATATCACCTGCAATAGCTGTATTAACCCCTGAACCAGCCGCACCAACTTCAGATGTAATTGTAAAAGATGTATTAGTTAAATCTAAAGTTCCTGAATCAGTAGCTTTATTAAAAGTAATGATGATAGCATTTGCCGCATCAATAGCATTATTGTGTCCACCACCAACAATATCATTTGAATTACCAGCATAGATATAATCTAAGAAAGTAACAGTCATTTTACTGTATTCTGTAGGTTGTACAGAAACAATTTGATAAGTCCATCTTTGCTCAAAAGCATCTACAACAAAAGGAACTAATACTCTTTGGTAAGGAGCATAATTAGAACTACCAATAAAATCACTAGCTTCATTTAATTTTCCTTCTTTAAGTGCTCTTTGTCTACTTTCAGTTAATACAAAAAGTTTACTGTTTTCCTTAATCATTTCTTTCTGATTTTTCATCATTTTTGAGATAATATTTCTATCTCTTGCAGAAAAATGGTCTCTTTTTGCGATACTTTCTGTAAGCATTACCTGCTCACTTTCAAGTAAGCTACTAAGTTGACTTGGAGTCATACCCCATTTTTGTTTTCTTGTTTCATTCAATTTTCCCATGTGTTTCTCCTTATAAAAAACCTTATATTCATACATATACTACTTATTAAAAAATGCCCTGCATATCTGAAAAATCGAAGGATTCATTCAAATTTTCAGGCTTTTCACTATTTGGCTTCACTGATACTTTACCTATATTTTCCATAATCTCATCATAATAATCATCAGTAGTTTTATCACTCTCAATATTTAAATCTTCATTAAGCTCACTTTCATGTAAACTTTGACTATAAACGGAAAAGTCATAATTATTAATATCATCATAGGCGATAGCCTCTGACAAATCTTGTACGTACTCATCAATATTATGAATATGTTGTTCTCTCATTTTTCTATAAATCTCGTTATTTCTGATTGTCTCATAAAATGTTTTCTTATTGCCCCCTGCTTCAACATATATAGCTAAGTTATCTTTAACTATTGAATCTCCTGTTAAGTCATATCGATTAGCTTTAATAATATTGAGATTTTTTTCTATAACATCAATTATTGACTCATCGAACTTCTCGTTAAATTTAATAAGTTGTTCTCTTATTTTTTCTCTTAATCCCATCTTATTATCCTCCTAAAATAACCTTCCTACAAATATACATATACAATTTATTTATTTATTTATTTATTTATTTATTTATTTATTTATTTATTTATTTATTTATTTATTTATTTACCAAAATGGATTTTCTTCAACATCTTCTTCTGGTATAACCTCAACAGGTTCTGAATTATTATCTTGTTCATCTGTGATAGTAGATAAGTTTTCTAATTCCCCGAAATCGTCGATAGTTACGTCTCCTGTAACTAGTGTAGTTTCTTCATTATCAAGTGCAATTTCAGTGATAATTAACATATATGCATAAAGATAACCACCTGAATAATAAGGAGAATCGTCTTTAGGTAAAGTGACCTTAAAAAGTTGTCCTGAGTTTACAGAATATATTAAATCAGATATTAAAGGGGCTCTACCCACAAATTCCTTAAAGGTTTCAATGTCTATGAAGAGTTTATCCTCATTCTTTACTGATATACCCCACATATTATTAAACATATCACCGACACCGTTATGCTCCCCCTTATTCACTAAATAAAAATTCAATTCAATGCTTCTATGGTAGTTTTTATTTCTCATCTCACCTATGACATGATTAATTTCAACTTCATCTTCTGCAAGTGGGATATATTTATATTCCTTACCAAACATTGAAACAAACTCTGATAAATAAGACTTATTAAGGAAATTAAGTTCATCATTTTCATCTTGGAAAGTTCCACTAGCACCTGAACGCATGTGAGCATTTTGATTATTCTTCCTATTAATGGCATTATCCCAAGGAAACACTATACCAACAACCATATAAAACCCCCTATTTTTTATTCTCTCTTAAATATAATTTACGATATTCTTGCATAAATTTATAATATACTTTAATTCTACTCTGTAGTAACCTCAAATTTAATCGCAAATTAATGAAATCTGTTGAATCTATTTTTATAGCATCAAGCACAACTCCATCTTCTTCCCAAGTTAAATAACCATACACAATTATATTATCAATGAAAAAATCTTCAATGGGTTTTTCTTCAATTGGCTTTATTAAAGAATATTTACATACATTTATATATATGGGTTTGTCAATAAATTTAGTTCTTACGCATGAAGAAATTGACATTAAAGATAATATTGAACCCGAAAATATTATTAACGCTAATACTAAAAGTAATAATTTTTTCATAATTTATCCACCCTAAAAATATACTCAATTAAGTCAACATAGAAACCTGTAGTATCAACATAAAAATCATTACCTGAATCATCTTGAGTAATTGAAATTATAAGCCCATCTGTTGGTAACGTATCGGTTATAAGAGAAGATGATTTACTAGGTAACTCTAAAAGGGCTAAAGTCTTATAGGCAGCTAACCCAACTATAACTGATTCAGGCAAATCTTCCCATACAACTTTTTTATTAATTACAAAGAAAAATTCAAAAGAATCAATACTTGCCAAAATGTCATCTCCTAAAGTATTAAAATCAAACTTCTTTAAGTATATTGTTTCAGTTACACCATCAATCAAAAATTCATGTACTATATTGAAATCATCTACAGTACTCCTATAAGCTAATTGTATGTCTGTTGCCTTAATACCAACAATTAAATTAGCAATAGGTTGCAACTCGCTATAAGCTGTATACTGATTATCAAGCGGTAAATTATTCGATAAATAACATAAATAAATATGCTCATTTTTTATATACTGATTCAGTAAACTTAAACCAAAACCATTGTGTAAAATTCGTGTAATCATCTCTTAAATCTCCTTCTAAAGTATCGAACTTTGGTTGACAAAATAACCTAAGTCATTGAATTCACCCACCTTTCACTAACTATGTTAAATTCAAATTTAAATCCCTTATGGTGTTTTTCATATTCGATAACTTTCGGGTCTTTTTTGATGTTAAATGATGGCAAGTGACCTTTAGGCTCCCCACCTTTACGCATCCAATGATTAAATGCCCTATCACCAAAGAAATACACAAGATTATAAAAAATTTCTTCTTTAAGACCGTAAATTATCTCTTCTGAAATACCTGCTCTTGATACACCCACCATTTCTTTTTTGAAGATTTTATCAGCCATATATTTATCTTTAAAGTTTCCACCTAGATAATAAGCTAAATCATGTCTTGCACAAGGTGCATAAAAAGAACCTGAAATAGTTTCTGCAATAAATTTAGGAAAGATATCAGGAGAGCAACCATTCACTATACAAAGATAATCGTATTTATTCATTTGTGAGAACATTTTATCAATAGCATTGTCGTTAAATATTCTTGCTTTATCAAAGTCTATTGCTTTCATTTTAATACTCCTCTTCTGGTGGTGGTGGGGCTAGCTTTTTCATGGTAGCTTTTTCATTTACTATTGTTTGATATACCTCATCAATTTCTTCTTGTGTCCTATTAAATATTTCCTTATGAGCATAAGATATAGGAAATAGGGGAATTACTACATCATTAATATCACTAGAGAATCCTGTAAAGGGAACTATTCTTTCAAGTATATCTATTTTAGCACCTAAATTAGCAAATTTAACTCTTTCAAGGAATCTTATGTTATCTTGAAAAACTACCCTGACAGACTTTTTAAATAGTATTAATTCTTGCTCTGATAATATGCCTGATAAGTCAGCAAAATCATTAATAAATGCAATATATAACTTACTAAATTTCTTTCTAATTTTCAGAATAGTTAAATAAAAATCCCATTCATCAGCGGATATTTCATCCCCTTTTAAAAGCCTCTTTTCTCCTAACCTTGCCTCAATTACACTAGCAGGTAAATCAAGATACATGTAAGCTTCTTTTAAGTACATCTTATAATCTTCTATGGAGCCAAAATGGTCTCCCGCATCAAGAGTCTCGATTGAGTTATTACTATTAGCTGGTCTTGACATAAATAAACTATCAAGGAAACTTAACTTATTCCTCTTTAAGTCATAATCCCCTGAAGCTGTATCATAAAATTTTGATTCATTATATTCTTTCTTAAATTCTCTTAATCGCTCTTTGGCAATTGTCTTTGGTACATTACCTACATCTAACCAAAAAACTCTTGTGGGAATAGCTCTTGACATACGATAAACTAATAAATGGTCTTTTAAAGTAGAAACTTGAAATAGTGGTTTCATAGCCTTGTGTAATCTTGAAGCTCCGTAACCATCTACTTTAATAGCAGATTTAATGTAAATAATATCATCTTTTGAAACCTCTATGTTATTATTATGTAACCTATTATTATAACTAAACATATTAGGGGTTTCTTCAAGGCTAACTAAATATACATTTTTAGTTGCATTCCAAGTAATATTCCACGGTTCAAGTAATTCATAATGACTTAATTTACCATCAATACCTCTTTTTTTGAGTAAACATAATCTACCATCAACATAAAATTGTTGTAAATATTCTTCTGCATTTTCCATTATATCTGGGTTAATATCTGTGAAAGCTCGCATTATAGCATTAAATTTTTTTTGCATCTCATCAGTTATGTTATCACCTAGTTTCTTCTTTAGTTTAAAACTAACGGAATAATCCTCAATATTTTCGGAACTATCAATTAATGTTGATTTAACAACTTGTTCAATGGCAAACATTGTCTCAGGGAGCATTGCTGTTCTTCTATATTTTGTGATTAAATCTTTTGTTGAAGTAAAGTACTGAATTTGGGTATTCATAGTTTCTCTTGACTTCTGATAATGTAAAGTTAACCCAGGTATTTCACTAATCTTTTGCTCAATGCTTTGCTGGGGTGCTTTAACAGGTACTTTAACAGGTGCTTTAGCAGGTATTTTAACAGGTGCTTTAACAGGTGCTTTAGCAGGTACTTTAACAGGTGCTTTAACAGGTGCTTTAGCAGGTACTTTAACAGGTGCTTTAGCAGGTACTTTTTTATTTGGCATTATCTATCTCCTTATTTTCTTTTTCTTTAAGTTCCATATTACCAATAAAATCATCATAATATTCTCTTAACCCCTCTTTTAGTGCTATTGTTAAATCAACTATTGCAGGATAACCATCATCATGAAAATACTTCCCTTCAGGTGTCTTATTTATTGTTAAAGTTTGTATCTTAAGTTCGTTATAAGTTTGTATTAATCTACCACCTACAAAAACCTTTAATTTTACACTACGAGGATATTCGATACCACTATCTTTTATCCTAGGTAAAGAAGACACTTGGAAAATATTCAATAACATGTCAACTGTTTCAGATTCTTTTTGGTTTCTTGGCATAAACCTAAAAGTAAATTCAGGGGTTCTTCTTTCAATACCTTCAAAATGTAAAAAGTCGTCATCTAAATGGGGATTAATCCCCATATTAGCACCAATCATATCTACAGCTCCCTCAACCTCTTCAGATGTTTGGGAAAGTCCCGCAGTATTTAATCCACCCGCTAATGTACTTCTTAATTGAGAAGTTATTAAGTATCCCTTTTTTCTCTTTAATATCTCATTTAAGGAAACGCTAGGGTTTCTTTGTATGTCATTCATGAGTATGCCTAAGCCACCAGCGGGTGATTCAGTCCAAGCTAAACCAATTTCATTTTCAATCCCTTGTTCACTAGGAAAATTAAGAGTTATCTTTGAAGATAAAACTGGCTCAGTAACACCTATAATATTTGCAACTGAACTCAAGTCAACTGTTTTTATAGAATCAACTAAATCTTTACAGGTTACAGGGTCTTTACTATTTTTCATTGTGCTTAAGTTCTCCCCTTCTTTGAAAGCTTTTTTAAGTAACTCCACACCGATTGAACCTGTAACAGTTTTCCTGTAAAATTCAAAACTTATGAAAGTTCCACCTGTAGAATTTGATATGTTAGTAGGAAATTCTATATTAATACCATCTGTGATTCTCTTGTTTGAATCTTTCTTTTTAGTATCTTTTTTAATTCCCATAAAACCAACCTTATAATAAATCATGATAATAATACATATAATATTAAAAAAATTGACATTTTTAAGTAAACTATATTATATATTTTAAAGAACGGTTGTTTTACTTTATTAAGGAAAAGAAAATGAAAAAAATTTATGAATTCACCCCATACAATCAAACTGAAAAATCTGTTATATTCAAGACGTTGTCTAAAGTAAAAAAGTATGTTAGGATTAACAAAATTGAGGGTTTTATTGAAGTTTATTATAAAGGCAATAAAGAAGTTATTGAAACACTATATACAAGTGACTTTTAAAGATTATTATTGAAATCTCTCATACCAACCATCAATATAATATCCCACAGTTAACATGTCAGGTGTTCTTGATTCATCATGACTTATGATAGTAATCTTATCTGAATTAATTGATAATTTCCTAACTTCTAAATTACCAACAACATTGATGTAGGTGTTACCCATCAGTTTTGAAGTGCTATCAGTATCAAATTTGATTGTATTTCCTGTAAATCTCATAATGTGACCAGGAGTAGTATCGTGAAATTTTCTTACCAAAGGTATTTGTGTTGTTGATGTGTAATAAGAATAAAATTCAATATTATTGTTAAGTGATACATATATATATCCTTGAACTTTTCGAATTTCAAATGTATCCAAATCATAATCTTCTATTTGTGAGTGTAAAAGCTCCCACTTTGAACCATCAAAACCGTAAGTCAACCCATGAAACATGATAAGTATTTTATCAGATTCCATGACATATTTATAATTTAATTTTGATATGTTAGGTAAATCACCAAAGGGTGTCCTGAATGTATATAATGAATTTGACGACATGTTATATTCAATCTCATTTGAAGCATCTAATGTAATGGTACTTTGAACCTTAACTACCACTTCCTGATAAATGTTATCGGTAGTTAAATATGTTAGTGTTGTATTGCTAATTTTCATTGATGGTTGTAACATCTTATAGTGACTTTGGGTAACATAAGCAGGTGATAAAACACCACTCGAATTAATGTAAATGCCAATAATCTTTTCTTCATCATCTGAATTTTTTTGAGCAATTAAGAAAGTTTGCAATGGCTCAATAAATTCTATTTGAAAATCACCTCTTATTGAGGGGGTGTTCTGGGATAATATAACACCAACTTCATCAATTTGCTCACTGATTAAACTAATACTCCCACCCAAAAGATAAGTTGCTGAATAAATAGTACCGTCTGTTGCTACCGCAAAAATTATTGCAAAATTATCTCCGCCACTTGTATAAGTAAAGGTTCTTACATTAGAACCTAACATTTCCCAATTATGTGTTGGGTAAGTTACAGTCAAATCGGTCTCAATTATTGCATTGTTATTTTTCTGTATAAAAGCAACTATGTTGTTGGTTACTATGTCCTTATGTATACCAAAATAATATGCACCTAGCCCAGTGATATGCTTATAATTATAATCCACCATATCCAAAGTTAAATTTGTGTGTATCAATTTTGTCACATCCATAGAATATCTACCACTATCACCATACCAAGATGTTTTCACACCTTGAGCTTTAATCATGTCGTAGTTTCTGGGGTCATTGCTTGTGCGTTCCACTAAATCATTATACTTGTCAATGAAATCCTCATTGCTGTCACTTGGTTTATCTACTTTTAAGTTTGCCATATCATTCTCCTCAATATCGCCGCACGCAACTGAAAATAACATTAGTATTATTAGTAAGATGCTTTTGCTAATAATACCTATTCTTTTTACATTTTTCTTTCTTAATGAATTCATAGTGCCTCCTTATGGTCACAGTTAATCATGTACTTATAATACCATGAGTTAATTTAAAAGTCAAATTTATAAATTAACTCACTCTATTCACCCATAGAGTACCTGAAAAAATGCCTTAAATTGCCCTCGAAAATGAATTTTAAAGTAATTTTTAGTATACTACAAAGTAAAATGAAAGTCAAGTCTTTTCACATCTTTTCACATTTAATTCACAAGTTTTTCACATAATTTAGTAAAACTTATAATAAC